CCCTTAATGAAAGGTCGTCTTGTAGCTATTTGACCAACTCCAGCTTCCATCATTGCGAAATCTGTACCTGTATCAATGTCTCCAGCACCTTGTGAAGCTTTAATCTCTAAAGAAACACTGTTTTGCGAAGAACTTTTGAGGTCTTTAATCTTGTCCTCACTATCTTTCATTGCTTTAATCAATGCCCCAGCGAAAGTTTTTACTTCTGATTTAGCAGCAACTTCTTTGAATTTCTCCAATTCAACACCCTGAGTTTTTACTATTTCAGCGTATTTAGCTAAATCAGTTTTAAACTCTTCTTTTAACGATTCAACATCTTCAGCACTCGCTTTAGTTTCAATCGCTTCTCTTGTTTCATCTGCTTTTTTATTCAAGCCTTCGATGAATTCCTTCATTTCTTTTTCTTCCATGATTTTAAATTTTAATGGATTTTAATAAATTACTATATTTCTCGTTACTATCTTTCTCCGACTTATCGTTATGAGTTTCTATCGAAGGCTCAAAAGCTTTAAGTGATTTAGATAATTCTTTTAATTGTCGAAGTTCAACCTCCCACAAATGATTATATTTTTCTTGATAGTTCCCGTCTCTAAGAGCTTTTACAAATACTTCAAAACGTTCATCTATCTGCTCCTCAATTTTATTAATATCTTCCTGTGATTTCGCTTGTGTCAAATTAGGTGTTAAACTATTTGCACCAAATACAACTGCGCTACCTTCCCATAATTGAACCTCTTTAATCGTTCTTATCCCATTATCGTCGATAGACGTCTTATCTTGAATGATATTGAATCCAATTGAATGTTCTTTTATGATTAATTCTTTATACATACGCAGAGCGTCCTCACCATCTGTATGAGTTCCTATTTGACTCTCGAAATACAAACCTACTTCGTCCTCTTTTAAAGTGATTAGATTTCCAATAGGTCTATTTACGTCGTGATAAAGTAAGTGCGCTATCTTTCTATTTGCTTGTGTGCCGACACCATGTTCCATAATAGACTTAGAGAAAGCACCTTTTGCAATGACATCTCCATCACTATCAACATTTCCGAATGATGAAAAGTAACCCTTAACAATTCTGTCAGAGTTATCAACCATCTTTATTTCTAGGTTACAGTTTTTAATTATCATTTATCTGTATATTAATTGTTTTAGGCATACGCCCTAATTCCTCCCTCGCTTCGTTTACGTCTATTATTCCAGCGTTTACTAATTCTACTAACCTTTCAGATTCTACCTTTAAATCGGTTTGTAATGCTTTTACCTTCGATGTATCAGGTACTATTTCAGTATTATCTTCTACTATTAATTCTTTATTTATGCCACTCAGTACTTTTTCAACCGTTGGAATAACTGCGTTTGTGTATAGTGCTTTTTCAGCTTCTATTCTATTGCTATACTTCTTTGATTCAGTGTCGTTAAAACTAGCGGCATCAACTCCAAACACATTGCAAAACGTCCTTAATTTCTGTACATTAGATTCTAATAGCTTCAAATCAGATGGAGACATACCTAATTGCTGGTAATTAAGATCAACACTTGTTACTGGTGTTTTGCCGAAATTCTTTGCTCCACTTATATTTCTATCAACTGCCGATTGAATTGCTCTACCTTCTTCTGGAGTCATTACACTTTCCCCCTTTGTAGTTAAGATACCGCTTGCACCCTTATTTTTTAATATACTTGCGTCGGCTACCTGTAAGTTGTTTGAAGATGTTAAAGTTAATCCAGCTGCTTGTAATGGACTTAAACCATAATTAGACTGAATACCATATAAAGAAGGGTCGACATACTTAACATGAATAATATCTTCTGGAAGATAGTTTATAGTTTTACCCCCAAAATTATAAGTGTAATACTTTACACTCCAATCGTTATTATTTTGTATCTCTATGCTTTGTGTGTTTAATACGGTTAATTCTTGCGCTCCATCAAATCCGATTGCTTTCTGTTTATGGTAAAATATGTTTCCTGTTGTAAGCAGGTAGGTCATCGCTAATTCAATGAATTCTTTTTGAGTCTGCTTTTCGTTTGGTTTTTGGATAAGCTTAATCAATTCAGAATCTTCTATCTTATCCCCATTTTCGTCCACATGAATCAAAGGCAAAGAACTCCCTATCTCGGTTATTTTCTTAATAATAGAATAAACGTCTGAATTAGAAAGGTAAGAATCTTTAATAATTTTGTCGTAATTGTTTCTATTAAAGGAAAATTCACAACCAACATTAAAGAATGAGTGATTAAAAGACTTCACAATCTTTGGCAAACTTAACTTCTTATTAAAAAATCCCATTAAATTAATCTTTCAACAAAGATACTAAATATTTTCTTATTAAGAATGATTCTAAATAGTAGGGTAATAAACAAAAAAAAAGAGTGTCTATTTCTAAACACTCCCTTTTCAGCACAACAGAAAAAAACATCATCCACAGTTGCCACAGTTTGAACTTCTCAATTTATTATATTGTTTTTCAAATTCTTCGTAATTATTAAACTCGACTAGATTGCCACCTCCGACCATTTTATAAGGTGTTGATTCTAGTATTACCCTTATCTTGTATTTTGAGTTGTAGCCTATACCAAATTGATTGAATCTAAATCCTAGATTGATTAGTTTACTTCTCATTGTTTGATAATTTAAGAATATAAGCATCTAATTCATTTTGATTACTTTCTATCGCTGATTCATTCTTTAAATGCCTGTGGACGATTTTAAAGTCAGCTTCAACAACTTGACCGATTCTATTTCTTTTGGTGTTTTTAATGAATTTTATAATCATTTTTCAAAGGTACAAATTATATTACAAAGAAATTATCCCTCTTATCCAGCACTTTACATACATAGCGTATCGGGTCAATTAAATCGTCAAAAGCATCAATAGGCGTTTCGCTTCTTTTGTCATTCCAAGAATAATTATTTAGTTCTTTTTTAAGATTAAAACTGCTAGGTGTTACAACTATTTTAAAATCTTTCATTCTTGCAATACCATTTTTAATACTATCTTTTCCTTTAATTGATTTTTGAACATTAAATCCTTTCATTCTAAGCTCATTTATTGTCAATGGCTCGGCATTATCGGCTACTAATAAATCGTTTTTACCAATAAACTTAGAATTTAGTTCAACTATTTGCGAAGAACTTAACCCACTTTTATAAAAACACTCATGAGCGTATATAATCATTTTCTTTTTGTCTATTGCAACCTTCACTAATGTAGTAGGGTGTACATTTCCATAATCTTGCCCAAAAATATAAGGCAAAGAATCATCAAATTCTCCCTCTTCCCAGTCTTCAAATATTACGCCCTCCGCTTTATCTAGCCAACCACCTAATATAACGTGATTATATTTCTTTGGATTAGTTTCTTTTATCTTCTTTATTTGTTTTAAGATAGAATCATCTAAGTTTTTTAGGTTGTCTCTGTAGTCGGTATGGATGTATGTAGTATCTTCTTGTACTCCCATTTCAAACCAACGATTGTATATCCAGCTTTCTCTTGTTGTAGGGTTAAGAATCAATATCACTTTGTTTTTAGCATCTGTTACCCGAATAGACAAATCAATCTTATCAAATATACTTTCGTCGTCTAATTCTTCAGCTTCATCTAATACATAAGTTGACACGCCTGTAATACTTTTTAGATTTGCAGTTTGTACTCCTGAACTGGTCTTTATCCCTCTGAATATTATTTTGCTTCCTGTTTTTTTGTTAGTTATTTCGTCTTTAGTTATAATAAACTCGTTGGAGGAATACCCCATTAACTCAAGCACTTCAATAAATTGAGGAATGATACTAATTTTAGCACTTACCAAAGTATATCTTGTAAAGAGTATTATTTGATTTTCTTCAAATGTTAATGTGAGCAAGTATAATGTTACTGCAAAGCTTTTTCCTGAACCTCTTCCACCTGTAACAATATTGTACCTGTCATTACTTAACCATAATGGTTTATATTTTGGATTGATTAATATTTTATTCTGCGTCTGTTCCAAATGCTATAATAGGGCTTTGTATTGTTTCTCCGTTTGATGTTGCGTCTATTTTAACCTCTGGTTTACCAAAAATATGTTCGGCTACAAACATTTTACCACGATAGAATGTAAGTAGGTCTTCGATGAATGACACTTTTGCTTCATCATCTTCATTCTTATTGTGAATACGTTTTAAAGCAACTAGGAATAATGCGTTTACTTTCTCCTCATCTACCTTCTTAGGTCTACCAGCACCTTTAGGACTATGCCCCCCGTTATTCTTTCTCTTGTCCATAATTAATAAAAGTATTATTTAATTAAATCTACATATCAAAGATAATCATTTTTTTATTAGCCTAGTTTTTAAGTGGTTGCAAAATAAAAGGCTACTTCTTACAGTAGGTGGATACAACTATTACACTAATGGTTTACACTTCTTAATTAAATGCTTGAATTCTTCCCTAAAATCGAAACTCTCTGTTTCAGTATCATAACTTATCATGTAACAAGGCACAGGCATTTGTAGACCATCTAATAAAATATAGAATGAATAATCTCCATCAGTAACATACATTACATTGTTAGGTGTATCTAAGTATTCTTGTATTTCTTCTGCTGTCATGTCTATTAAATATCTTGAAGTTCACAATATTGATTTGATGTACATTCGTTTGTTGCATCTTCTAAGGTGTTTTCCCATATCATATATGAATAAACTGTACTACCTGATTGAGTAGGCTCATTACAGTTACAGCGGTAGTCTATCTTCTTACTACAACTAACTATTAATGTTAATGTCGTGATAATTAGTATTGCTTTTAATTTTTTCATTTTGTTTTCTGTTTAAATAAATAATTGCTTTGTTTACTGCTTCTTTAAATATTGGGGAGTTTGAGTACTTGTATAATACCTCTACTCCGTGCTTTCTCTTAGTGTATAATGTTAATAGGTTACATTGTATAGTTTGGCAAATGGGTTGTTTATGGAAATAATTAGACTCTAAATTCATTCTCTAAGTTTTTCTAGTGCTTCCCAAATGATTGTGTTTAAAAATGCTACTATTAACATTGTTGGTGTTGTGTATTTATCGTAACTACCTACTATTACAGGGTAGTATATTAATGTGTGTATTGACGCCATACAAGTAACGCAAGTAATTAAGGGCTTTGCTAAGTATAGCACTATTTGATTTTGTTTAGGTTGTTTGATTTGTAAGTAGTTGTTTTCCGTAATAATATCGAAAGGTCTTCGTAGAAAATAAAGAATCATTCCGTTTGATGTTATGGCTCTAAAACCTAGAGTTGACAATGATATTATTAAGGCTGTGTAAATCATTTGTCGAAGGTTTTAAAGCGTTTAAGCACTCCTTGGAAATTATCTATCCTAATCCAAAACAAAGGTACTAGTACTACTCTAATCCCTAAAAACGATAGGAATAATAAGAATAATAGAATGACTCCTACAATTGATTTTAATATTAATTTAGTTATTTTCATATTGTAAATATAGGTATTATTTTTAAACTACTTTTTCTAAAGATATTGCTTGCATACATCTATGCTTTTATCTATGCTAAATTTGTTAGTTAAATACTCTTCACTTGTAGGAATGTAACAACCCTCATTTGCAGAGTGATTTCTTATCCATTCGATGTTCTTTAGAGTTCATCTTTGAGGTTTTCTTTAAGAATATCTCATCATTCTTTTTATACCTCATAAAATCGCACTTTCTTTTTAGGTGTGTTTTTGATTCATCTAACGTGTAACCAAATTCGATAGAGTATAAA